CAAGGTCCAAGATGGGTCAAGCCCAGCGTGAGGAAGACCTCGCAGGACTGCGTGAGAAATACGTTGGTCAATCGTTTGCCGTTATCAACGACATCATCATCGCATCGGCAGGAAAGAGCGAGGCAGCACAAAAGCGGGCTTTCAATGTTGCGAAGGCTGCATCCATCGCCCAAGCCATCGTGAACACCTACCTTGCCGTAAGTTCGGCACTCGCTTTGAAGCCGACTGAATCCGTATTCCCCGGTCAGCGTTTCGTTGAGGCAGGTCTTGCCCTTGCTGCTGGTCTTGCGAATGTTGCCAAGATTAAGGCTCAACAATTCCAAGGCGGTGCAGGTGCAGGCTCACCCGGTGCAGACGTAACGGGGGCAGGAGCCAGCGTTGCACCACCACCCATCTTTGCGAACCCACAAACGACCAACCTCGGAACGGGCGAACTCTCGACAGGCCAAGGCCAAGGAACGCAACCAATGCGAGCCTATGTCGTGGAAAGGGACATCACCCAAAGCACTCGCAGGGTTCGGAGGTTGGAGGAATTTGCAACTCTTGGAGCCTAACCACATTTACCACTATGGAACTACCCATTTACAGGATGACCGTGGACGAGGTGGATGAAGGGGTCCAATTCGTGGCCCTGACCGATATGCCAGCGATTGAACGTCCATTCCAAGCCTTCGCAAAAACCAAGCAGCGGTTCACCGAAACAGGCGAGCGGAGGGTCCTCACGGGTCCACTAATGCTTGCAGATACTCCCATCTTCCGCAAGGACGAAACCTACGGGGAATACTACGTTGTTTTTGACAAGGCCACCATCCGCAAAATCGTGCAGAAGTATTTCAAGCAAGGCAATCAACACAACGTGAACGCTTACCACAACGCTGAACTGGATGGCGTGTTTATGTTTGAAAGTTACATCACCGATGCCGAGCGAGGCGTGATGCCTCCCAAGGGATACGAGGACACCCCCGATGGCTCTTGGTTCGGGTCCTTCAAAGTTGAGAACGATGAGGTGTGGGAAAACCGCAACCTGTTCCGAGGTTTCTCCGTTGAGGGGCTTTTTGGAATGGACAAGACCGAATCTGAACTGGAGGTCGCACTCGCTGGCCTTGCCGATGAACTTACCGCTTTTTTGCAACAATTAACCCCCACCTACAAATCCCACTAACTATGAATCTAAAATCAGCAATCGAATCCCTGCGAACTGAACTTCGTAAATTCAGCACCCAAAAGCAGTCCTTCGCTGACTACAAACTCGTTGACGGCACGGTTGTCCGTGTTGATGGCGATTTAGTCGCTGGTACTGCAGTTTACGTTGTTGCCGAAGATGGCACTCTACCTGCACCCGATGGCGAACACGTTGTCGAAGGTGTTGGAACAATCAAGACCGAAGGCGGTAAAATCGTTGAGGTTATCGCTGCTGAAGTGGCAACCCCTGAAATCGAAGCCTTGCCAGTTGCTGCTGAAATCACTCCCGAAGTGGCCGTTGAGGTTACCGAGGAAATCAAAGAAGCCTATCCTGCGATGACCCCCGAAGTTGTTGAGGCTATCGTAGCCAAGCACTTGGGAGCAATCATGGAAGAACTCAAGGCTGCCTATGCTGAAATGGGTAAGATGAAGGAGAAAATGTCTGCCTTCGCATCGCAGGTTGAAACGATGGCCGACATTGTCGAAAAGGTTTCCGAACTCCCAGCCGAAGCACCCAAGGCAAGCGGTTCAGCAATCGTTGAGCAGCGCAAGGCTCAAGCATCGCAGAACTTCAATGCTCTCGCCCAAGCACTCCAATCCCTTAAATCTAAAAACTAACCCCTAAAACCCCCAATAAAAAAATGGCTTATTCATTTACTGGACTAACCTCCTACACCGACCAAGAGAGGCTTCCTCTCATCACCAAGGCCGTATTCTCGGCTCGTTCAGCAGCCTTGTTCACCAAGCAGGTGGGCATCAAGTTTGCTGCTGCGTTGAACCTCATGGACACCGATGCGCAAATCCAAAGCGGTGATGCTTGCGGTTACACCACATCAGGAACGACTGCCTTCACCCAGCGGAATATCACCGTTGGCCGTATGAAGGTTCAAGAAACCTTGTGTCCTCGCTCCTTGGAGCAATACTGGATGCAGACCCAGTTGACCCAAGGCTCCAACTACGAGGGTGTTCCCTTCGAGCAGGCTTTCTCTGAGCAGAAGGCTTTGCGTATTGCCGAAGCGTTGGAGAACGCTATCTGGCAGGGCAACGCTTACTTCTCTGGTATCAACCAGTTGCTGAACGCTGCATCGGGTTCCGTTGTATCGGGCAACACGGCTGCTATCAGCGGTGCGATTACTTCCACCAATGTTATCAGCATCTTCGATACCATCTACACTCGCATCCCACAGGCCATCTTGACCAAGACCGACCTCGTTATGTTCTGCGGTTGGGATACTTTCCGCTTGCTGGTTATGGCCTTCAAAGCCAACACAGGCGTGATGTACAACCAAGTTGACTTGGCTGGCCTTGCCGATGGTGAAATCGTTTACCCCGGCACGAACATCAGAGTCATCGCAGTTCCCGGCTTAACTGGAACAAGCCGAATCGTTGCAACCTACCTCGGCAACCTGTTCTACGGAACCGACCTCTTGTCCGATGAAGAGCAGTTCTCGATTTGGTTCAGCCGTGATAACGACGAAGTCCGCTTCCAAGCAGCCTTCAAAGCAGGTGTGCAGTTCGCTTACCCCGACCTCATCGTTGACTGGAAATTGGCCTAATGTGTAGGGGGGAGGGCAACCTCCCCCTGCTTTTTGTTCTCTTGTAACTTAAACCCCATACACATATGTCCTGCTCCTTAACTACGGGCTACGCCCTCGGATGCCGAGATTCAGTCGGTGGCATCAAAACAATTTACGTCCAAGCCTTTAACGCTACTGGTTCGGTTAACGCCAATGCCAGCGGTGCGGTAACGGGCTTCACGGGTTACGCTTCGGGTGGTTTCTTCGAGTACGACTTGACCAAGGCCACTTCGTCTATGACGGAAACGCTGAACGCAAGCATCGAGAACGGCTCGGTTTACTACACCCCCGAAGTAACCTTCACCATCAACAAACTGCAAGTTGCAGTCCGCAACGAACTCCGCTTGCTGGTCCGCAATCGTGTCATCGTCATTGTCCAAGACAACAACAACCGCTACTGGTTGCTGGGTTCTGCAAACGGCCTTGAGGCAACTGCTGGAACCGCTGGAACTGGTACTGCCTTCGGAGATAGAAGTGGCTACGAATTAACCTTGACTGGAATGGAACCTAACCCGATGTTTGAAATTGCTTCCACAGTCTTTTCACCATCGACTACGCAGATACTCGGTTCGTAGTATCTTCGCACAAGGTTTGCATATTGAGGTTTGGGAGGGCAGTCAGCAATGGCTGCCCTTCTTATTTTTGCACCCATGAGGATTTGCATTGTCTATAACGCTCACCCAACGGGTTGCAGTTTCTATCGGTTAGAAATGCCGAACGCCTACTTGGGCGACAACTATCCCGAATTTGATTACGTCTGCGTTGAGAACATCACGACCATCAGCGATGAGGGCTTGAAGTCGATTGACCTGTTCCTGTTCAGTCGGCTTTGGTGTCAAGGAACGATGGAGCAAGTCGAGAATGTGTACAAAGCCCTGACCCAATTCGGAGCGAAAGTCATCCTTGACCTTGATGATTACTGGGTGCTGGAATCGGGGCATATCATGTACCGCCAGTATCACGAAACCAAACTCGCAGACGTTATCCGTAAGCACATCAAATTAGCCGATTGGGTTACCTGTACCACCGAACACCTTGCGTCCCGTATAAGGCCTCTAAATGCGAATGTGAGCATATTGCAGAACGAACCATACGAAGCCTATCAGCAATTCATCCCGAATCCCGAAGAAGAACCCGACAAGCACCTCGTGAAGTTCGGTTGGTTCGGAGGTGCGCAGCATGGCGAGGATATGGAACTCCTTCGGGAAGGAATGCAGCAGTTACGCTGGGATGCAAACTTGGATGGCAAGTACCGCCTCTACCTCGGTGGTTGGAACGACAACAACCCTGTCTATGAAGGCTACGAGAAAATTATCAGCGACCAAGGGAATAACCCGAACTACGGGAGGATTCAGGCTGCTGACATCTATTCCTATGTTGGGGGTTACAACTTCGTGAACGCTACCCTTGCACCGCTTCGGGACACCAAGTTCAACAAACTGAAGTCCGAGTTGAAGGTCGTTGAGGCCGGGTGGATGAACAAGGCGATAATTGCAAGCGAAACCATCCCATACACCGATGTCATCCGGCACGGGCAGAACGGATTCCTTGTGCCTTACAACAAACCAAAGGACTGGTACAAGTACATTAAGAAGTTGATTCTTGACCCTGACCTCCGCAAGGGGATGGCTGACAACCTTACGGCCGACATCAAGAAGCAGTTCAACGTAGCCGAAACCGCCAAGAAACGGGCGGAGTTGTACAGGCAAGTCGGGCGCAAATTGTGAAATTCGGGGGCATCGCACATTTACAAGCAGATGCTTTACCTCAACCCGAATACCACCAACACCCTAACGGTTACTTGGACCGAGCGAGCCAGCACGGGGGACCGCTACATCTTGCGACTAACAAGCATCGCAAAGAACACCACGACTGACTTCACTCTGCTGAAATCCGCCAACCTTTCCAACTATACCAACCGCTATGACCAATTTTCGCTTGCCTTGGGGTCGCTTGAAACGGGTTCCTATAAGTATGAAGTTTACGATACCAATAGCACGGTTGCCTCGGCTTTGGCGGTCGTTGAAACGGGCTTGGCTT